TTTAGTAGTTCTTCAAGTTTTAGTTCTTTAGGATGGAGTATTCAAGAATATACATCAAATACATGGACAACAAGATAGTAAAAAATAATAAATAAATTTAAAAAGGAGAAATAATATGTCTTTTACAAGAAATTGGCTTTCATCTTGGATTCTTGACCATTCCAAATTTAAGACACAACCTAGTTATGTCAGAGGGTTAATGGATGATATAGGTGAACGTATAACAAGTTTTATGTATGGTTTTGCTACAGGAGAAACATATACTGGTTTTAAGAAATTAGAATTAATATCAATAGGAACTGGAGATGGAACTATTCCTACAGGTACTGGGGTACAAGCTTCTATAAATATAGAAGGTAAAACTTTTGGAGGTAAAACAGAAGCTATTATAATTGATGCTGATGGAAATGAAATGCAATTAACATCTAAAGGAGCTTTTCTTCCTAATGATACTTGGTTACAAGGTAATGCAGTAGGAACTGGAGCTAATGTAAATATTATAAAAATAAATACTGGTAATTCAATTGAATTAGGAAGTACTTTTTCTTTATCTACTATATATCCAGTTGGTTGTGTTTACACAACTACTGTAGCAACTAATCCAGGAACTGTATTTGGATTTGGAACATGGATTTCATTTGGAGCAGGAAGAGTATTAGTAGGAAAAGATACTTCAGGAACATTTATGACTGCTGCAGGAACAGGTGGAGCAGAAACTCATACTTTGTTAACTGCTGAAATGCCTGCCCATACACATACGGTTACCTGTAATACAGGTGCTGCTGGTGATGGAAGTTCTGGTGGTAATTCTGGAGCTAAAACATCAAGTTCAACAGGTGGAGATGGTGCTCATAATAACATACAACCTTATCTTGTAGTATATTTTTGGACTAGAACTGTTTAAAGGAGATAATTAATTATGTCAAAATTACAAGAAATACCTACTTTTTTACCTAATAAATCTATAGTGCTTAATAAGCCTGAAGAATTTTTATTAAATAATTATTCTACAGACAAATCAAGAAATATGGAAAATATTAATGAAGAATTATCTGGTAGATTAGGTTTACTTAAATTTGATAGTGCAGTTCTTTCTGGTCCTATACTTTTAGAAGACCAATTTTGGAAATATGATGCTACTTTAAATTTTATAATTTGTACAACTAAAGATATATATAAATATGATTTTGATTCTGAATATTATGAAATAATTACTCCAATATCAATAGGAACTGGAAATAATTCTATAAGTATAGGAACAGGTACAGCAGCTACTGTAGTTACTGGTGTAAATTGTAATTTTACTACTGAAGGAATAAAAGAAGGAGATTATATAAAAATAGGTACTGGGAATCTTAATACAGATGCTACTTGGTATGAAATTGGAACTGGTAACAGTTCAACAGAACTTAATTTAACATCTGCAGCTACTGAAGTTTCTACTTCTCAATATACAATTAGAAAATGTTTTGCTGGAACATCATCTGATAAATGGAATGCAGTTACTTTTCAAGATACTAATTTAGGAGAACAATGGATAGCTACTAATGGAGTAGATACTCCTGTACGTTATGGAGGTTCTGACCAAGTAATAGACCTTATTAATTTACCAACTGGATTTGTATCTGCAAAATATATAGAGGTTTATAAAGACAGAGTTATTTTCTTACATACTATTGAAGTTGGAAATCAACCTCAGCGTGAACGTTGGAGTGGAGTTGCTAATTGTGTATCCTGGGATGATTTAGATTTACTTGATTTTATGGAAAGTGGTTATTGGATTACAGGTTCTTTAATTTGGAATGGTTATCATATAGTGTTTAGAGAAGGAGATGCTATGGTAGGTAGATGGGTAGGAGGAACTTCTGTATTTTCTTATGAATCTAATAATTCTTGTAATGGAGTAAAGGCATCTAAATCTATAAGTTTTACTTCTAATAAAATATATTATTATGGTGCTGATAACAGATTTCATTCATGGAATTTAGTTACAGAAGATGATATTTCTTATTATATATCTTCTTATGTTAATAATTTTGATTCTAATAAAGAAAAAAATATATTTAGTTTTCATTTAGCAAGTAAATATCAAATAAGATGGTTTGTTCCATATGGTTTAACTGATTATATGAATGCTTGTATAGTTTGGGATTATTTAAATGAAAATATATATATTTGGGAATATGAACAAGCACAAGCTTGTAATTCAATAGGAGAATATGTTCTTTATACAGATAGTTATGTAGATACTTCAGATTGGAGTGATTATTATGTAGATGAGCAAGAGGGATTTTGGAATGATAAAAATTTCTTAGAAAATGCACCAATACCAGTTTATGGTGGAGATGATGGTTATTTAAGACATGCTGATATTGGATATACTGATGATGGAACTTCTTATAGTAGAGTATTTGAAAGTACTAGACAAAATTTTAAATATCCTAATTTAATTAAAAGATTATATAAGCAACAACACTGGCTTAAATCAGATATATCAGGGTCAGTAAAAGTATCATTAAAAACTGATGATAAATTAGTTTATGGAGCTAATACAAATAGTATATCTTTAATTGATAATAACAGAGATATTATAAAAAAGAATATTACTTGGAATAGACATGGAGAAAATTTTAAAACTAGAATAGAAGCAACTAATCATTTTAGTATATTAGGATGGTTGAATTATATTTATATAAAAGGAAATACTAATAGGTAGGAAAAAATGAGAATCCAAAAAACAAGAACTTTAAGTCCTTTCCCTGATTATAGTAAAATTAAGGATGAAATAATAAAAGAATTTTGCCAAAATTTAGGGGAAAGTTTAATTAGAATACATAGAGATACATATGATGACCTTATAAGTATGAAAAACTTAGATGCAGTAGCTTCATTACCAACTGCTGCATCAGAATATCAAGGAAGATTAGTACTTTTAAAAGGAACCGGAAACGGAGCAGATACCTTATATCTTGGAATAAATACAGGTAGTTCTGGATATTCATTTAAAAAAATAGCTTTAACATAAAGGAGAATTAATATGAGTAAAATGATTGACTTAGGTAAAAAAAATGATAATACAATAGGTGAAGTTCCAATAAGTTCTGAAAAGAATGTTGTTCATTACCCAAGTTTTAGTTTATATGATACTGTTCCTGAAGAAGTTTTTAAGAAAGAAGTTGGAGCAACTTTTGAAGCAAAAATACTTTGTAAACTAGTAAGTAAAGGTGTAGATGAAGATACAAAAAGAAAAAATAAAAGAGTATCTTTAGATATAATGAAAATAGGAGTAGAAAATAAAGAAAAAGATTTAGAAGATGAAGTTAAAAATCAATTAGATATAGAGGAGAAGTAAAATGGTACTAACTTTTGATAACCCACTTTTAATTCCAAAATTAATAAAATTGGCAGAACAAGTACCAGGAACTCCTCTTAATAAGTTAAAGAAATTTATGTTTAATAGTTTAAATAGACCAAATGCTAAAGCTTATATGGATATGCATGATGGAGTTATAAAAGGTTTCATTTATTCTACTATAGAAGAATTTGATGGAGAAAAATGTGTGTTCATCCAATTTTGTGTTCTCAAACCGTGTGCAGAAGATAAATATATAGGGTTTGATATGCTTAATAAAATAAAATTGTGGGCTAAAGAGAATAATATAACTCAAATATATTTTAGTACAGCTAGAGACATTGGACCATTTATAAAAAAGTATCACTTTAAGTTTTATTCCTCCATCCTAAAACTTGATTTAAATGAAAAAAATAAAGGAGAAAATAAAAATGAGTAGTATATTTAAAAGCAAAACAAAAACTCCTGAATATGGTATGGTTGCAGACCCTTACAAAGAAATAAGAGAACCAACTATAGATTGGTTAAAAGGGCAAATGGGAAAATCTGCGGACCAATATACAGGAGAATATGTTGCACCAACTACAGAACAAGAAAAAGAATCATTAGATTATTTAAAAAAATATACAGAAGCTGCACCATCTGAAGGAATGAATTTAGCTGGCGAAGAACTTAAAAAAACTTTGACAGAACAATATGACCCCACTACAAGTGGTTATTATCAAGCTGTTAAAGCTGAATCAGCTAGAAACTTAGCACAATCACACCAACAAATATCTGACCAAGCAGCAGGGGGTGGAAGATATTGGAGTGGAGCACGTTTAGCAGAGCAAGGAGATGCATCAACTGATTCTGCAATAGCTATGAATAAATTACTTTATGGTATGCAAGAAGATGAAAGAGGAAGAAGATTACAAGCAGCTCCTTTAGCAGCACAAATAGGTCAATATGAAGAACAAAGACCTTTAAATAAAGCTCAAGCATTACAACAGTTTGGTGGATTAGAAAGAACATTAGACCAAGCAAGAAATGAAGCAATATATAATGAGTGGTTAAGAGCTACACAAGAATATCCATTACAGATAGCACAATTAGGAGCAGGAATGCAAAAAGAACCTTATTATGCAGCTAAACAAGCTGACCCTTCTACTTGGCAAAAAATATTAAAAGGTATATCAGATAAAACTAGTTTTTCTGTTAGTAAAAATATTTAAAAAAGGAGAATATAATTATGTCATTTTTATTACCCGTATTAACAGCAGTAGGTTCTGCAGCAGGTACTGTAGGTAGTGGTCTAGCAAAAGCTGCAAGTTCTGCTTTAGCTGGTTTAGGTAAAACTGCAGGAACTGTAGGGTCTTCTATAGGTAAATTTGGAAGTGGAATAGGTTCTTCTTTAGGTAAATTTGGAAGTTCTTTAAAAGGTCCTCTAAGTAATATGTTATCATTAGGAAAATCTCCTTCAAGTTCTATGTCATCTAGTTTAGGTAAAACAGGAAGTGGATTACGTCCTATGTCATCTAGTTTAGGTAAAACAGCACCAGAGTTAAGTAAAGCATTAAATAAACCAAAATTAGGGAATGCTATTAAAGCTATGTTAAGCAATAAGAAAAAAGATGAATCATCAGCATCCATAGCACCAATACCTCCAATTGGAGGAGGAGGAGCTAATCAATTAGCCCCCCTTGTTTTTAGAGATAAACAAAATATAGGGGCCTTAATAGCTCAAATGTTACAAGCCCAAAGAGGAGGTAATTAATATGCCAATAGTTGGAGAGCCGTATAAAGAACCAGAATCACCAATAGGACAATTATTAGGTTTAGTATTAAAAGGAGGACAATATTTAGCACAAGGTAAACAAGATAAAGCATATCGTTCTTCAGCAGCAAAAATTTTAGGAGTTGATGAAGCTGATTTAGGTCATTTTCAAAGAGATGAATTATCAAAATTAGTTCAGGAAAAAATGAAATCTAATTTTACAAATGAAACTAAAAAAAGAACAAATAGACCAAAAAATATAATAGCAATGATGGCTGGAGAAGAAAGTCCAGAAAATGTTTTAACAGAAGAAGAAATTAGTAAATATAATCCTGATAAACAAGTAACTTCTGTCCTGGGAGAACCTGTTTTAGAAAGTCAAACAATACAAGGACAACCTGATAGAACTAATCAGATACCTCAAATATTTAGAGACCTTGCAGGTGTTACAGAAAAAGAGGCAAGAAGAAAATATTTAGGATTATCTGAAAAAAAACCTAGCTGGGGACAATCACAAGAGATAGCTTCTGTTAAAGCAGGATTAAATAGAGGAACTGGTACAGTAATTAAAGAATTTGGAGCATTAGAAGAAATGCCTGTTAAAACTCTTGCAGATGCTATGAAAGTAATACAATTTAATCAATTAGACCCTGTTAATTTTAAAGAAGAACTTAAACTATATGAGCCAGTAAAGGTAATAAATAAAGAAGGACAAGAAGGAACTATTATTAGATTACAATTAGAAGATGCTATAGCAGAAGGATATACAGAAGTAAAATAATTAAAAGGAGAATTTAAATGTCTATTGACTTTACACCTACAAAGAAGAAAATAAATTTTACACCTACAAAGAATAAAATTGACTTTAAACCTACAGAAAAAAAGATTGATTTTATTCCAAGTACTTCACAAGTTGATTTTAAGTCAATAGGGGGAGAAGAAAAGAACAAATTTGATGAGAGGTCTAACTTTGGTAAAATTATAGATATAATAAGTAGACCAAGTTATGGAGTAACATCAACAATAGATGAACTTAGAAAACAAACTCCAAAACTTGTTCATGAACATGACCCTGATAAATGGTTATGGCAAGACATTAAAAAATGGAAACCTGTAGGATATAAAGAAGCAGAAAAACCTTTTAGTATTAAAGAATTAGCTAAAGCATTTAAAAAAGGAGTTACTGGAGAAGAAAGAAAAGATATTACAACTATGATGAGAAGGTCTGGAGCAAGAGTTCCTGCAGGAGCTTTTGCAATGGAAGTTGCTACTGACCCTTTAACATATCTTGCAGCACCAATTACAAAAGGAATTGGAAAAGGACTTAGTGTTGCTAGTAAAACTGCAAAAAAAGTTCCTCTTATTGCTAAAACTATTGATAAAGTAAAAACCTTAGCTCAACCTGTTACTTCACAGTTAAGAAAAATGTTTATTACAAAAACTGGAATAAATCAGTTAGATGAAATAATAGAAAAAAATCTTTCTAAAATTGAATATACAAAAGCAAAACAAATGCAATATGGTATTAAAGCAAGAAATGTAATACAAAATATTTCAAAGAAAACTGGTCAATCTATAGATGATATTGAAAAACAAGTATCTACATTAATTACTAACCCACAAGCAAATATTGAAGTTGCTAATGAAACAAGAGTATTATCAAATACTATGAGAAGTACTTTATCTAGAATAACAACAGGAGAAATGAAAGCAGGAGTACCAATATCTTATTTATCTAAAGGAGCACCTGAATTACTTAATTTGCCTAAAATTACTAAAAAAGAAGCTCTAACCTATCTTAAACAAGCTAAGATTGGAAATAAAAAAGTATATTCTTATAATATTGCAAAAAATTTAAATAAAAGAACAGGTGATTTTACTCTTAAAGAGTTTGATAGTTTTTTAACATCTCATAATCTTAAAGGTTTAGGTGGAGAATCTGTAGAACAATTTTTAATGAAAGACCCAGTTTATAAAGTTGTTGAAAAAGGTTTAAAATCAATTAAAGCAAGTACTACAACAGAATTTTTAGATGATGCAGGTAAAACTTTTGGAATGTCATCAGATGATGCTATTAAACAAGGAAAAAACTTTTATCAACCATTATCAAAAGCTGCTATTAAATTAAATCCTTCATTAAAAGATAAAGTATTTGACCCTGAAATAGCTTCAGAAATTTCAAGATATACTACAGAATATTTTAATCCTAAAGAAGTAAATTTATTTATGCAAGGATTTGACAAAGTACAAACTATGTGGAAAAAATGGACACTTGCACCTTTTCCTCAATACCATTTAAGAAATATGGTAGGTAATACATGGAATAATTATCTTGCTGGAGTAGAACCTGTTAATTATAGTAAAGCACAAGCAATTCAAATGTGGAGAAAATATAAAATTATTCCAGGTAAAAGACAGAATATGGCTTTATCAAATCTTAAATTACATAAAATTACTACACAAGCTGCAGATGATATAATTGTACAAGCAGAAAAAACAGGAGTAGTTGGAAAAGGTTGGTATGGTGCTGATATTGAAGAAGGAATTAAGAAAGAAATAGGAAAAGGATTTTTAAGAAAATCATTAAAAACAAAAGCAGGTAAAATTACTAGTGGAGATATTATAATAGAAAAAGGGATGGCATTTGGAACAACTATTGAAAATAATGCTCGTATGGCTCATTTTATAGATAGATTAAATAAAGGAGATGATGTTTTTGCTGCTTCTAAATCTGTTAAGAAGTTTTTATTTGATTATGGAGATTTAACACAATTTGAGAAAACTACAATGAAAAGATTTTTTCCTTTTTATACTTGGACAAGAAAAAATATTCCTTTACAATTAGAACAATTATGGCAACACCCAGAAAAATTTATGAAAGCAGCCCCTGCATTTAGGGCACGTAATGAACAAGATTTATTGAAACTTAAATATGCAAATCCTAATTTATATGATAGATTACCAGTTGAATACAAAAGAACAGCAGATACAGTTACATATATTCCTCTAGAAGGTCTTTTACCAGGTGGAGATTTAGCAAAATTAGCTACTAATCCTCAGGAAATGTTTGTAGAAATGTTAACTCCTGGTTTAAAGTATATAATGGAAGAAATATTTAATAAAAGTTTATATTTTGATTCTGAAATACAAAAATATGATAAAGAAACACAAGAATTCTTGCGTCAGGATATATCACCAAAAATAAAACACGCTTTAACAACAATTCTTCCACAAGCAAGATTGCTTAATGAATTAAATAAACTTGTGAGAAAGAAGATAGAAGGAAAAGAAGAATTAACTACTGATGAAAAGATACTTTCTAAAACTTTAACTTCTATATACAAAGTGAGTCATAAAGAGTTAAAGAATAGAGCTTTATATCATCTTAGAGATAAAGCAACTGAATTACAAAGAGGTTATGCTAGAGCAAAGAGAAAAGATAGAACTAAAGAAATGGAACGCATAAAAAAGACTTTAGCTGAGTATAGAGAATTGATGAAAAAGATAAAGGAATAGTGTTCTATAGCTAAAGTATATAACATTGAATGTACCCGGTAAAGAACGCTAAATAACAGGTATACAGATAGTATAGATATAGAATTTATAGAGATTTAAAATAAACTACATAATAGTAAAAATAAAATATATAAAAAGTAAGAATATAGTTAAATATTGAAAAATGTCACTTTTTTAGTTATTTTTTAATTTTTCATAACTTGTTATTTTCTATATACTTATGATAATCTCTACAAACTATTTTAAAATAACCCTTTACTTGGGGTGGTTTATGGGCTATATTACAAGTGAGGAGTAAAAAAATTACTCTTTAAAAAATGTAAGTTCTTCGTAACAATTTCATATAAGTAATCCTGTAAGATAATCAATTATTAAATAAGTATCAAAGAAGCGTTCCTTTCGGTGTATTTGCTTCTATAAAAACCAATAGACCGATTTTAACACAAGAGCTGGTATCTCTTAAAACTATTAGAGGAGAAGTTCCGGAAGCAATAATGACGACCAAGCCATTCCGCTCCGACCATTTGGGAAAAACTATAGGAGTATAGCACTCCTTGTAGAACTCTAAAATGCTACCTGATACAAGTTCTTCTTTAAATTTTTATGATAATGTAACAAAAACAACCTTTTATCTTTAATTTAATGAGAATTGAATTGGGAAAGAGGGTTTAGTCGTCATTACAAAAGATAATTAATAGTTTTTTTAATAAAAAATAATTAATAAAGGAAATGTAACAAAATGAAACAACATGCTAGAGTAAATCAAAAAGAAAATTATTATAGTAATTTAAGGAGCATCAACTCTTTTAATAACATAAACATCTCTCTATGTTATTTTTCTCTAGCAGGAAGAGTTGGTGCTCTTTTTATTTAAAAGATAGGAGTAGATTCAAAATACTGTACTTAGGAGTATAGTAATGAAAACATATACAATAAGAAAATTAATTAAAGGATTTAAGATAGGACCAAGATATGCAGGAATGGATTTAGTAGCTTGTAAATCATCAGCAGGATTCACTCACATATCATATAAAAATAAAACAATGGAGATAAATACTAATGCTTTAACTAAAAAAATATTTAAAGATAAATTTGGAAGAGGTACAACATATAAATTAGCTTATTATGAATGGTTACCTGATGAAGAAGAAAAGATAATTTTAAAAAGTAAACAAACAGAATTTGTATTTGCATAAAGAATAAGAGGGATTTAAATAATCCCTCTCCAATGAAAAAGACTATATCAGTAATAATACCAGCATATAATGAAGAGAATAATATAATTAATACTGTTTTAAGAATAAATAAAACTTTGTTAAGTATGAATATGAATATAGAAATCATTATAGTTGATGATGGTAGTACAGATAGTACTTTATTATTATTAAATAAATATTTTGATAAAGTATTAAATTTTAAAATAGTCAATAATGAGACTAATTTAGGTAAAGGAGCAGCAATAAGAGCTGGAATTGATAGAGCTATGGGTGATTATATAGTATTTATAGATGCTGATTTAGATATTTCTTCAGAACAAATAAAAGTATTATTAGATATTATGCAAATAGAAGAAGCTGATGTAGTAATTGGTTCAAAAATGCATAAATGTTCAGTTATAGAATATCCAATAGGTAGAAGAATATTAAGTTTAGGATATTATTTTATAATCAAAATTCTTTTTAAATTAAATTTACATGATACTCAAACTGGATTAAAATTGTTTAAAAAAGAAGTTTTAAAAAAAGTAAGTATTAAAGAAGTTGGATTCACATATGATTTAGAATTATTAGTAAATATAAATAACTTAGGATATAAAATAGCAGAAGCTCCTATAGTGTTAAAGCCGCAAAGAAGATTTGGTAGGTTAGGATTAGGTACAGCCTGGCAAATATGGAGAGATACCATAAAACTATATTTTATATTAAGGAGAAAGAATGACTTATAAACTAAATACAGAAGAAATAAATAAAATAAAAAAACGTGCTAATAAAACTTTTTTTAATTATCCTGTATGGTTTAAAAATGATGCAATAGATGTAGATGATATAAATCAAGAATTATTACTTAGAGCTTTAGAAACAATAAATAAATATCAAAAAAAATCTGATGAAGAAATTATTAAGTTAATACATCATGGAATTAGTTGGAAAATATTTGATTTAATTAGAGATGCTAAATTTACTTCTAATAAATTTAATATAGTAGAAAATAATGAAGTAACAAAAGAAAATGTAATTGAAATGTTTCCAGATGTTAAAAATAAAAAAGATTTATTTATAAAAATAGTTTATCCATATTGTACATTAGAAGAAATAGTACTTTTAGAAGAAAAATTAATTGATGGTTATACTTTTGAAGCTTTAGGTGAAGTATATGGGTTGACAAAACAGAAAATGCATAGAAAATATCATAAAATAATAAAAAAATTGAAAGGAATCCATAATAAATGAAATTAAAAGTATCAGTAATAATACCTACCCATAGAGGCAGAGATTTAACTAAAACCATAGATTCAATAAAAAAATCTACTTATAATAATATAGAAATTATTATAGTTGATGAAAATAAAGAGAGAAGTGAACAAAGAAATATAGGAATTGATAGAGCTAAAGGAGATTATTTATTGTTGTTAGATAGTGACCAATCTATATCTCCTAAACTTATTGAAGAATGTGTTGAATTAATGAATAAAGCAGATGCTGTTTATATACCAGAAGTAATAGTGGCTGATGGTATTTTTGCTATAATAAGAAGATGGGAAAGAGAGTTTTATAATGGGACTGTTGTAGATGTAGTTCGTTTTGTTAGAGCAAAAGGATGTCCAAAATTTGATTTAACTATGAGTGGTCCTGAAGATAGTGATTGGGATAGAAGAGTTCCAGGTAAGAGAGTAATATCTATAAATCATTTATTTCATGATGATAGTATAACTCCTTATGATTATTTTAATAAAAAAGTTTATTATACTAAAAGTATGAAAAAATTTGCAGCTAAAAATCCAAATGATAAGTGTTTAAATTTTTGGTATAGATGTTTTTGGGTATTCTTAGAAAAAGGTAAATGGTTAAAAGTAGTTAGAAGACCACATTTATTTATTTGTGTAATGGGAATAATTTTAATAAGGGGTATTATATATAATGTCAATAGATAATCTACCTAAAGTAACTATAGCCATACCTTCATATAATGGAGAAAAAGTAATTAGAGAAACAATAGAATCTTGTATTATACAAGATTATCCTAACTTTGAAATTATAGTATCAGATAATGGTTCAACAGATAATACTATTAATATTGTTAAAGAGTATGAAGAAATAATTTTGTATAAATATGTAATTAAGCAGGGAATTGGACCTAATTTAAAAAACTGTATTAAAAAAGCAACAGGACAATATATAGTGTTTATATCTCATGATGATTTATTTACAAATACAAAAGTAATAAGTGATATGGTTAGAATTTTTGAATCAAATGATAAAATAGGACATATTGGTCATTTTTATTATCAGTTTTTAAATAAATATGATGGAGCAGTAAGACTTCATCGTATTTTAAATCCTATGTTTTCATCTTGTAATTTTAGTGGAATAGCTTTCCGCAGAGAAGCTTTTTCTAAACTTAAAATATTAAAAGTTTCTAATGATGCATTTATGGAAGCACCTAGTATAGTTAAACAAGTTCTAGACGCTGGTTGGGAATATTATATGATTAAATATGATACTATTGCTGTAAGAATTCATCCAGGTGGTAACACAGCAACAAAATCTGTTTACTATAAAACTTCTCCAACAATGAATTGGACAAATCTTATAGGTAAACAAGATATTATTTTAACATTGTTTATAAGTTTAATTCAATTAAAAAATTGGACTAACTATAAAATTTTATTTAGAGAGATATGGTTATTTATTAAATTAAGACCTAAAAACTTATTAAGAATAGATTTTTGGATGTTTAGTTTAATAGCTATATTAACACCTAAATTTATATTAAGACCTTTTACTAATTGGTATAAACATAGAATAAATAGAAATTTTGTAAAAATTATAGAAAGACCTAAGGAGAAATAAATATGCAAAAAGAAATAAAAGGATATTATGAAAAATATTGGAAGAATAAATTACCTGAAATAAAATTCTTCGGAGACCATCCCACCAGGCAACATGCAGTAGATAATCTTCCTAAAATAGAAAAATGGCTTAAACCAGGAAAAACTCTTGATTTTGGTTCTGGTGAAGGACATTTAGTAGATTTAATGTCTAAAGAATATCCACATAGTTCAGTTGGAGTAGATATATCTGAAGAAGCAGTTAAATTAGCTAAAAAATTGTATCCTAAAGAAAAATATTTTACTTTTGATAAAATGCCTAATATTAAATATGATAATATAACTGCTGGAGATGTGTTTGAACATATATTTGATTTTGATAATGTATTTGATTTTCTTAATCTTCATTTAAGAAAAGGTGGAAGACTTATGATTTCAACTAATGAAATGGGTTTTATTAAAATGGCTATAATTGGTATTTTTTTTATGAATACATTTTTTCATCCTTATAGCCCACATATAAGATATTTTACAAGAAAAACTCTTTCAGATTTATTAATAAGTAAAGGTTATAAAGTACTTCATCATGAAGATAGAGGAAGATATTTTGGTATTATGTCCAAGGGTCTTTTCATGGTTGCGGAGAAAATTTAAATGAAATTATTGTATATTCCTAATGAATATTCACAACAAAGACAACATGAAAAGAAAGCTAATATCTATCCAGTACTTATGGCTATGGAAGCTGAATATAATAGAAAAAAAGGACATAATGTTACATGGGATGAGAATTTGTACTATGATTTTGATAAGTTTGATAAAATTATTACAAAACCAGAAGGATTGTCTTTTTTAGATTTACCTGCTCCTGACAGAGTATGGACAAGAGCTAAGGAATATACTAGTGGTAATTATAAATATTTACCAGGAACTCATATTATGGCAGCTTCAGGTTGTTGGCATGGTAAATGTAAATTTTGTGTTGAAAAAGGTATTAAATATGAAGCAAGACCAGTTGATAATGTAATTGAAGAAATAAAAGAATGTAAAGCACTTGGATTTAAGGAGGTATTTGATGATAGTGGAACTTTTCCAGTGGGCCAGTGGTTATCCAAATTCTGTACTAAGCTTGTCCCAATTTCTAGTGGGCTTAAGTTTAGTTGTAATATGCGTATGGTTGATGTGGATTATAGCCTCATGTATAGAGCGGGTTTTCGTATGGTGTTATTTGGTCTTGAGAGTGCAAATCAAAAAACGTTAGATAAAATAAATAAAGGGGTAAATAAAGATGCTTATAAATATGTAATACAAGCATCAAAAGCTGGACTTGAACCACATATTGCTGGAATGATAGGTTATCCCTGGGAAACATTAGAAGATACTATGAGAACAATAGATTTATTTAAATATTTACTTATTAAAGGGTATGCTAAAACCGCCCAAATGTCCTTTTATACCCCCCCTAAATTTCAACAACAAGGGAATGAAGAATTCAGAAAATATGTGAATAAATTTTATGAAGTAGGATTTAATTTAGAATTTTGGTATAATAAAATAAAAGATATTAATTCACTAACTGACTTAGATTATTTAAGAAGAAGTATAAATATTGGATTAAAAGGTTTATTGAAAAGGAGAAAATAAATGTATCATATATTAATTCTTATATCAGTTTATTTTTTTATGTTTACTAAAACACTTAGTTACGGCTACGGAATAGATGATTGGGATGTAGCAAAACGTTCAGTTGAAGTAAAGAAACCTAAAAATTTCTTAAAAGAAGTATGGCAATCGTTTATTGGAACTTGTTATAAAAATCCGAAACTTGGACATATATTAACTTTCCTATTACATTTAACTAATACTTTATTAATATATTATGCTTTTGGTTGTAACACTATTTCATTTTTTATAGCATTATTGTTTTCAATACATCCAGCAGCAACTCAAGGTTCAGTATGGCTATCAGGTAAAGGATATTCAGCAGCAACTGGATTAACTTTATTAATGTTTAGTTTTAAAATGTTTGCACCAATATTTTTTGTTGCAGCATTATCTCTTGGATGTTTTGCTCCTATTTTTTCTCCTTTATTATTTATTGGAAGTAAGTTTTGGTTTTGGAGTTTAATAATACCTATAGGACTTATAATAGGTTTTAAATTTTTAATAAATTCATTTATGTTTAAATGGAAATGTACACCTGCATTACAAAAACAAATTTCTTTTGCAAGATTAATAGTATATTTTAAGAGTCTTGGTTATTATGTTGCAATGGCAATATTTCCTAAGAGATTAGGAGTATATCATAATATGTTATATACTTATGGACTTTCAAAAAAAGAGAATAAGAAATGGTATAAAATTGATATATATACTATCTTTGGAGTTGGAATAATTTCTGCATTATTATATTCTTTAATTTGTTTTCCAGTAAGTTCAGTTACTTTTGGATTATTATGGTTTGTTATTTTAATTAGTCAATGGTGTAATTTTCCAATAACTATTCAACAAGCAATAGCAGAAAGATATCTTTATTTACCTTTAATAGGAATGATGTATGCTTTAGTTCATTTAATATTTTTAATTCCAGACCCAGTATTAAAGGCAGTATTATTAACTGTTTTTATAGTAGCTTATTTAGTTCGTTTATATCTACATATACCTAGTTATAAGAATATTCATTCTCAAATAGAACATAATTTAGTAAATTCTCCAGAATGTCATGCACTCTGGACTTGGAAAGGACAAGAAGAAAAACATAAAGGAGAATTATTTACTGCATTAGAATCATGGTTTCAAGGATGGAAGTTACGTAAGAATGATTTTAGATTAAATAATAATATAGCTTTAATATTAACAGAAGTTAAACAGTTTGATAAAGCTCTTGAATTCTTAAAATATGCTGGAGAAAATCTTCCTGAAGGTCAAGAAGAAGCAGGAAAAAAATATTTAGCATATACTAAAGATAATATTCTTAAATTAAAAAATAAATCAGAAAAACCAAAAAGTAATCTGATTTTACCAGGAGATAGTAAATATGAGAATCTTAGTCACAGGGATAAAGGGACAATTAGGTAGTTGTATTAAAGAAATTTTTATTGATGATGAAATTATAGGAACAAGTTCCGTTGAGTTAGATGTTTGTAACATTAAACAAGTATTATCTTATAAAGATAAAAAGATAGATTTAATTTTTCATGCTGCAGCAGAAACTGACCATATAGCAGCAGAATTTAATCCTTCAGATGCTTATATGACTAATTTTACTGGTACACAAAATATGGTAGAATTAGCAAAAATGTTAGATATACCTTTTGTTTATATTGGAACTTGTGGAATATTTGATGGAAAAAAAGAATCTTATAAAGAAACTGACCAACCTACTCCTCTTAATCATTATGGACGTAGTAAGTATTATGGAGAATTAGTTGTTCAAACATATCCTAAACATTGGATTTTTAGATGTGGATGGGGAATGGGTGGTGGACCTGAAATAGATACTAAATTTATAAGTAAAATATATAAAGTACTTAGAACAGGAGTAACAGAATTACCTGCTATCAATGATGTTTTTGGTTGTCCAACTAATCAAAAAGATTTTGCTAAAACAATTAAAAATTTAGTTAAAAATAAGGTTCCTTATGGTATTTATAATATTGGTGGAGAAAGAGCAAGTAGATATGATGTAGCTAAAGTATTTGTTAATTATTTAGGATTAACAAGAAAAGTTAAAGTAAAATCAGTAAATTTTGATGAATTTCATAAAAAATTTCCCTTTCATGTAATATATACTAAAAATGAGACAATGAATTTAGATAAATTAAAATCTACTGGTTTATCAGCTATGAGAGATTGGGAAATAGCATTAGCAGACTATTCTTTAGAGTTTGTTTTTAATAGTGCTGTTTTAGCTGGAGACAATAAGTTTAATAAAAAAGATTTTAAAAATTGGGGAAATAATAGTAGTGATTATTGTAGTGTAGAAGATATAGGAGGAATATGAGTATAATAGCAAGTAAAATGAAGAAAGCAGAGTTAATTGTTAGAGATAAGTTTAGATGTCCACATGGACGTAATGCTTGGGAACATCCTAGATGTTTTAAAAAATATAATAAAAATAAAAATTTTGATGAAAAAATATTATATTTTGATATTGAAGCAGAAGGTCTTAATGCAGATTATTCTATTATGTTTAATTGGTATGCAATAGATAATAAAGGTAAACATTTTGAAGATTATATAACTAAAAAAGATATTAAAAAATATAGTTCACATAAAAGAGATATAGAACCAAAAGAAGATAGTAGAATAGTTAAGAGTTTAATAGATTTGATGAGTAAATACACAAGAGTAGTAGGACATTATCATGTTGGGTATGACATACCTTTTACAAGAACTAGAGCAGTAATAGATAAGATAGATTTTCCCACTTTTGGAGTTATTTTCCAAACAGATACTTGGATGATATTAAGAAAGAAATTTAAACTTAGTAGAAATAGTTTAGAAAATGGTTGTAGAAAATTAGTAGGAAAAACTAATAAAGATAAATTAACATTATCAATTAAACATGGTTGTCTTAGAGGTGAGACTTGGGCAATAAATTTATCAAGAAAACATTGCAAACAAGATGTAATTGATACAGAAGCTTTATTTACTTTAGTATCTAAATATATGAAAAGAATTAAATCTTCTATTTAAAAGGAGTAAAAAATGAAAAATTTAGCAGATAAGTTGGTTAGTATTATTAATAAAAATAATGTATTATGGAAGAAAATAGAGATTCAGATGAAACAAAATTATAAAAAGATGTTAAAATTGATTAAAAATAAAAAATAATGATTGACAAAACCGGTAGCTTGGGCTATATTATAGTAAAGGATAGTATTTTTTACTATCTTAAAATATTAAGGTTTAAAATAAACACTAGAGGGGTCTAGAGGTTGACTGAATAAGCTACAGAGAAAATTAATAGTTAAAAATGGAATCTGTAGCTCCATTCTAGATAGTTTAAATAATATTATAAAAATATAAAACAAAGGAAATAGGAACATATGAACAAAGGTAAGTGTAAGTGGTTCAATAACGCAAAAGGTTATGGCTTTGTCACTAGAAATGATGATGATAAAGATTTTTTTATTCATTTTTCACATATTGATATGGAAGGATATAAAACTCTATTAGATGAAGATGACGTAACTTTTGATATAGAAGAAGGTCCTCAAGGTCTTCAAGCAACAAAAGTAAAAGTAATTAAGCAAGTCTAAAGTAATGCAAGTAAAGAAAATAACAATAGTAAGATATGGTAAGACACACTCCTAGTATGTTAAAAGAAATTAGGAAATTACTTGCATTATTCACACCAGATAAAATTAATAATAAATAAAAGTAATAAAAAATAGGAATACTATGGTTAATGGCAATGGCAATAGTAGGTGGCAGTTGGCTTTTTGGGTCATAACTGCAATATGTGGTATTTGGCTTGTTTGCCTTACAAATGGTGTTATTGCTAATGATAGAATAAGAGCAAATGAAGATAAATCAATAATATATACATCATCTACTCAATATAGTGAAATTATACAAAGATTAGTAAGAATAGAAACTAAAATAGAAAATAATCATTCTAATAACTTATAAAGGAGATAGTATTATGGCAAGAGGATTTGGAACATGTGGCGGACAAAGACGTAAAGATGGTAGTGGTAGAGGGGTTGGACAGAAGATTAAACAAAAACCCAAACCAAATAAAAAGAAATAAATAAAACTTTAAAGGAAATGTAATAATATGTATTAAAGGATTTTAGGACGCTACTTGGTTTTTATTTGCTGGTGTAACTCAGATAGCAGAGTATCTGTTTTGTAATCAGAATGTCGGGAGTGCAAATCTCTCCGCCAGCTCCAATGAACAATGAAAATGCAAAAAAACTATTATTTGAGATTCAAGATATATTAGAGAGAGTAGATGTAAAATTTTCTCTTTTTCATGGTACTGCTTTAGGTGCATGGAGAGAAGGTAACTTTATAAAAGATGATAAAGATATAGATTTAGCTATAAAACATGAAGATTTTGTTCCTAAAATCTCCTCTATTATAAAAGAATTTACTAAAAATGACTTTAAAATAGAAGAAGTTGATTATCCTTATAAGTATACAAGAGCTTTAAAAGTAACTAAATATGGAGAAAAAGCATGTATTATAGATTATAAACTCTTTAATGCTGTAAGATTTTGTGCTGGTGGAGCTTATTGTAGAGTACATAATGCTAAAATACTAGATGATTTGAAAGAAATAGACTTTTTAGGAAGAAAATTCCTAATACCAAGGGATACAAACAGATATTTAGAGTTAGAATATGGTAAAAAATGGACAATACCATGTTATAACAATAAGAAATGTAGTGCTGGAACTTTAATTAAAAATTATTGGAATAAACATAAGATAGCAATTAAAAAAACAATACATACTCTATAAGGAAATATTATGACTAAGAATGAAGTAATAGGAGAGAATAAAGAAAGAGATTTAGAGATTATACAGTTATATCTTGATGGATATTCTTGTGGAGAGATACATAAGATGCGAAATGATGATATTACTGTAAGACGTGTAGAGCAAATCATTTATGTCAATAGAGCTTTAGTGAAAATAGATAAACAATATGAGAATTTTCAACAAATACAAAGAATTAAGAGACAAATACGTAAAGCTAAAGAGTCTAAGAAAGATGTATTAGACTGGGAAGTGCTATATGATAAGAAAATAGGGTCTACTAAGATTGAACATGCTGGAAATCAACAGATTATTGTAGTTGTTCCTCAAGAAAGACAAGCAAATTACACTAAGAGATTAGATAGTTTTAAACAGGATTAACTATGAAACCAGATTTAGCGGACTTATCAAAGAATAATCAAGTATCAGAAGCTACTTCTATCACTCTTAGACCTTATCAATATGATTTTGTTTATAATATTGAAAAATGGGTTGCATTTGTTGGTGCTTGGGCTACTGGTAAGTCAATGTGTTTGATTTTAAGAGCTTTATTATATGCTCAAGAAATTCCTAACAATCTTATATATATATTAAGAAGAGAATGGGTAGATTTAAAAGATAGTACTATAAAGGATTTTGAGCAATATACTGGTTTAACTGTTGGTTCTAACAGAAATGTATCATTTCCTAATGGTTCTGTAATAATGTTTAGACATATAGAAGAACTTAATAAAGCTGGTAAAAACTTACAGAACATCAATTTAGGTGCTTTCTTTATTGAACAAGCTGAAGAATTACCTACAGATAGAGAGTTCTTTATATTACAAGGAAGATTAAGACGTAAAGTAAATCCTACTAATTACTTTAAAAGCTTAGGATTAGCAGACCATACTGGAACAATAATAGCTAATGTATCTGGTAATAATTGGATAAAACAGCTTTGGAAAGACCCTAAAGAAGAAGGTTTAGAGAATAAAGACTTTCCATTAATAGAAGCAGTAACTGCAGATAACTATATTAACTTAGTTCAAGATTATAAAGACACTCTAGAATCTTTAAAAGTAAAGAAACCTGAAATATACAACAGATACTGTATGAATGACTGGTCTGCTGAAGTTGAAGGTAGAGTTTTTAGAAATATAGATAGTATTATTGCTGGTAGTTTTATAGACCCTCAACCAGGGTTTGATTACATAATTGGTGCTGATTTTGCTAAAACTCATGATTTTAATGTAGCAACAGTAATGAATAGACAAACTAAACATATAGATTATGTAGAGAGATGGAATAATACTAGTTGGAACTTAACTCAAGAAAGATTTGCTGCAATCTCTAAAAAGTATAATAATGCTTTAATGGTAGCTGATAGTACTGGTGTTGGTGACCCTATAGTAGAAGATTTACAAAGAGCAGGAGTTAGAATATTCTATACACAAAAGAAAAACTCTGAAATAACTACTCCTGGAGTAAAGTTTAATGCTACTAATAAAGAACAAATTATAGAGAAGTTACAAGTATCTATAGAACAAGGGTTAATAACAATACCTCAATATGAGATAATGATAGATGAGTTAAGAAACTTTGAATGTATTATGCAACCATCAAGAAAGTATACTTATAATGCACCTGTGGGCAAGCACGATGACTGCGTTATTTCTTTAGCTTTAGCAACTTGGGGATTATGGATATATGCTGAAGATTATGTACCTCCAGCAGAAATAACAAGAGCAAGCATCTTATGGGACCGAGTGGAAAGAGACAAACGAAAGTATTCACAACAAGATAAGGATGTACGTGAAATATCAGCTAGTGATGAAGCAATTACAATATAGGAGAAATTATGACAGAAGAGAAACAAATTAAAAAACCTAGACTCAGTTTAAAAGTGTTATTAAATAGAATAGAAGAAATGGAATTAGTAATACATAAGCTTATTATACAAATAGATAAATTAGTAGTAAGTGATTCATTAATTCAAGAAGATACAGAAGATACTAAGAAAGAACGTGCTCTAATAGAAAGTGGAGCTATACGTTATGGAGACTGAGGAGATTAAATATGACAGAAAATACTTTAAGTAAAGTAAAAATGAAAGAAACAGAAGAAGAAAGAGACAGTAAAAATTTAAGTAAATCTATATTAGAGAAGAAGAATAGGATTCAAAAGGGTAGAAATGTCTATGAGAGACAATGGCTATGTAATATAGCTTTTTTATATGGTAAACAACATTTTATAGCTAAGAGTAATAAAGTAGGGTCTGGATTAGAGGAAAGAATAGTTTGGGAACTTGAATCTGAAGAAAGAAAGAATAAAGTTAAGAAAACTGCTAATTACATATTACCTCTTTATCGTTCTCTATTGTCTAGAATGCTATTAATGAAGTCTCATACTTCTGTAGAACCAACTACAAACAATGATAAAGATAAATCTGCTGCAAGAGTAGGTTCTGAAGTGTTAGAAGATTTCTGGCAAATGGCAAACAAGAATAATCCATTATTATCACAAAAGTATTCTGGAATGCCTATAATACTTAATAAAGTAATAGGATATTCATTAGCTACTGGTAAAGGGTATTTATATCCTTATTTTAACTCAAAAACTAATGCTAAGTATTATATGAATAATGAAGTAAGTGAAGGACCAATTGGAGAAGTAGAGTGTTATTTAATGAACTCATTTGATGTATTTGAAGACCCTCTTGGTAAATATAAAATTGTTCAACGTATAATGCATATTGATGATATTGAAGCACAATATGATAAGAAAGTAAAAGCAGAAAATGTAGTTCATTCTGATGTAGAACAACAACTTATAAATATGCTTGAAGGTAATGCTACAGAAGGTATTAAATTTGAGAAATCTTGTAGAATTTATGAGTATTGGGAAACTCCAAGTAAAAAATATCCTCAAGGAAGATTAGTAATAGTAACTTCAAAAGAAACATTGTTAGATAGTATAATACCAAGTGAGTATAAGAACAAGATACCTCTTTTTGACATAAATTACTTAGATTTAATGTTATCATCATTTCCACAAGGAATGATAGAGCAATTAATAAGTTTACAAGAAGAGTATAACTTTACTTTAACTAAAATACATTCTTATAAGAAAGCTATGAATGGTAAGCTTAAAGTACCTAATGGAGCTAAATTATCTAGTAAATATGATGAAGAAGTAGGACAAATAGTATTTTATGAACAAGGACAAGAACCTCACTTTGAAGCAGCACCTGGTGCTCCAACATATCTTTATAAAGAATTAGATAGAATTAGAAGAGATATGGAAGATATTTCTGCTGTACACGATGCTACTAAATTTCAACAAAAAGATATAAGAAGTGGTAAAGCTATAGAGAATTTAGATGATTTAGATAATAATGCTTTAAGTCCAATATTAATAAATATTGAACAAAAACTCTCTTTCTTTGCAGAAACAGTTTTAGATATAGCTGAAGCAAAATATACTGAACCACGTTTATTAGGTATTACAGGAGACCAAGAAGTAGCAGATGTTAAAACATTTAAAGGTAAGGATGTAGCAGGAAATAGAAGAGTAAAAGTTAATATAGGTACTGGAATGCCTTTAAATAAATCTGATAAACAAGTAATGATTATGACATTAGCTGATAAAGGATATATTGATAAAGCTAAAGCATTAGAGTTAATGGAATTTGGAGATTTAAGTGGATTATATAATTCTATTGATGAACAAGCACAAAAGATGGAAATATCTAAGATTCTTGATGGAGTAATTGTAGAACCTAATGAGTGGGATTATCATCAAGCACATATTAGAGTATTAGAGAAGTTTATTAAAGGAGAACAGTTTAGAAAATTAGAACCACAAATACAACAATTATTATTAAAACACCGAGCAGTTCATCAACAAGCATTAAGAGCTGAGATGATGACTGCCTCAAATATGCAACCTGGTGCAGGAGATGCTAATAGACAACAAGCATCACCACAACAAGCACAAGCACCTATAGGAGAAGAATAAATAGATACAGTAAAGATATTAGAAGTAGTAGCAGTATTATATGCTACATTAACAGCTATAGTAAAGTTTTGTCCAACATTACCTGATAAGTTTCCTTATAATATACTTTTGGGATTTATTAAAATATTAGGTAAAATTACCAATAGACAAACTAACGATAGTAAAATAAGAAAATAATAAAACAAAATCCAACTAAGCTATAAAGCAGTTGGATAACCAAGGAGAAAAAATGACAAAAGAAAAAGAAGTAGAAGAAGTAGTAGAAAAGGGTGAAATGCAAGAAGGAATTGAAGGGATGGCAGAAGCTTTAAATGATGAAATTAAAACTAATGAAGTAGAAGAAGTAGAGAAAGAAGTAGTTGAGGATAAGAAAGAAGTAGTAGAAGAGAAAGAAGAAGTTGTAACTAAATCTAAAGGAAAAAAAGAAAAAGAAGAAAAGAAAGAAGAAGTTGTAGTAGATGATGACCCAGAATATGATTTAGGATTAGATGATAAAAAACAATCTTTAAAGTTTAAAAAGAGTCAAATACTTGAGTTTCAAAAAGGAAGTATGTTGCAAGCTGATTATACCAAAAAAACACAAGAATTAGCTGCAGAAAAAGCAAATCTTAAAGAAGTAGTAGATATTGTAGAATATTTAAAAAAGAATCCAAAGAAAGCAGAACAAATAGTAAATATTTTAGATGCTAAAATAGAAGAAAAGAAAGAAGAAGCAGTAGATTTAAAATCAGAAATTTTAAATATAGATAAGTTACTTGGAGAATTACCTGATGATGACCCTTATGCTAAAGCATTAAGGAGTCAAAAGTTAATAATTCAGGAAACTTTGAAAACAAATAAGCAGTTACAATCCAGATTAGACCAACTGGATAATAATCAGCAAACTGATAAACAAAGTAAGCTTGATGCTGAATGCCAACAAACTTTAACAAAAGTCTTGGGTTCAAAGCAAAAAGACCTTAAGTTTTCAGATACAGAAGAAGCTGAGTATTGGAAAAGGTCAACTTTAACATACTTAGTCAACAGTCCTAAAGACTATGTAGATATGGACGAAGAACAATTTACTGAGTTCTTTAATAAGCTGGGAGACAAGGTATATGCTGAAATTCAGAATATTGGAGAGAAGCATGTAAGCAAGTATATAAAGTCAAAAAGTGATAATGGTAAGGTACCTGAAATTGGTGCAGGAGCTGCTCCCTCATCAGTTAAAAAGAAACCAATAGATATAGAAAATTTACAAGAAGCTTTAGAACAAGAATTAAAAGACACACAAGATAAAGAATAGATAATAAAAAATAAAAAAAGATAATAAAAAGTAACACAGGAGAAAATTATGGCGTTAACAATAAGTAATATAGGTGCGGTATTAAAAAAGATTATAATTCCTGTTATTCAAAACCAACTTCCTAAAGATAGTGTTTTGTTTGATAAAATTAAAAAGAATAGTGGTGTAACAATTTCTAATAATAATGTTTATATTGCAACAAAAACAGGAAGACATAGTGGTATATATAATGTAGCTGAAGGAAATGAGCCTTATGCTGGTAAAGCTAAGTATGAAAATCCTTATACTGATTTAAAATATGCGTTTGGTACTTTGGAATTAACAGACCAAGCTATTGCTGCTACAAATGAAGGACATGGAGATGTAAAAGCTATTGCTTCTATATTAAATGAAGAAATTACTTCATTGAAAGAAGATATTAGAATGGATGTAAATAGACAGATGCAAGGTTCAGGAACTGGTATTCTTTGTACAACTAATGGTACAGGTTCAGGGGGTACTACAGTAATAGTTGATGGTAACCCTAATGGTGGAGATGCTACAGAGTATTTAACTGATGGTATGTATATTCATATTGGTACTGGTGCTGCTGTTGCAATTTCAAGTGTTGCAAGTTCTACAACTTTTACTGTTGCTTCAAATTCTTGGGCAGATGGTGAAGTTATTTGTAAAGGTACTGGTACAACTACACCTGGAACAGCGGGGTCAGCAGTTGAAATTATGGGACTAGCTGGTCTTATTGATGATGGAGATAATTTATCTACAGTTCAAAATATTGTAAGAGCCTCATATCCTTGGACAGTTGCTCATACTGAAGATACCTCTACTGGTTTAACAGAAGCACAGATGATTGATTTGTATTTAAAATGTAAAAGATATGGTGGAAATAAAACTATATTTGCAGGTGCTACTCTATTTTCTAGATATGGACAGTTGTTAACTAGTATGAAAAAGACTGCTAATTTAACAGAAGTTCTTAGTGGTGGTTGGAAAGGATTAGAGTTTATGGATGGTGTTGGAGTTATGCTTGATTTTGATGTTTGGAGTGGTTATATGCAGTTTGTTGATTTTGATTCTTTAACAATTGCTGAAATGAGTACACCATTTTCTTGGTTAGAAGCAGATGCTCACGGTGGAATTTTAGGTCGTAGTTCAAGTAACAGAACTATTTGGGAAGGTACTTTAAAGTATTACTTCCAATTAGTTGCTAAAAAGTTTAAAACAATGGGAAGACTTAGTAATAAAACTACTGCTTAATATTTAACATTTAAGTTTATTCGTGAAGGGGAGTAGAAATACTCCCTTTCATTTCCATAAAAACTAAATATTTAAAGGAAAAGTAATGAAACAAACAGTAACAGGAATGAGAACTCCATATGAACAAGCAGAACCAGCAGGAAAAGCAATATTAAAAAAAGCTACAGAAGATATTCAAAAACGTAAAGCGGATAGTAAAAAAGGTACATATCAAGCAGCTAAAGAAGCAGCTACTTTTTTAGTAAATCAAAATAAAGGTAAAATAATGTTATATGGTGGTATAGGTAATGGTAAATATGCTTATTGTTTAAATTGTAAAAGTAGAGTGTCTACTACAACTATCCAAAATAAAAGTTGTTGTAAATCTTGTAAATCTAAGGTAGAATGGAAAAATAGATGATATATTTAGTAGAAATTATAGGAAATTAAAACATGGCTTATGAATATCATAAAGACTTAGCAGGAGCAGATTTACATGCTCCAGCAGCACATAATCAAAATGCCTCTACAATAGAATCAGGCACTTTTGGTACAGGTGCTTATGTATTTGATA